GGCCAGCCGCCCGTGATCCACGGCGTGCGGTAGCTCGTGTGGAATGCCTCCTCGCCTGGCATCCCGTCCATGATGATCTCCTCGTCGTTGCCGGTGACGATGAAGCCGAGGTTGTCCGGCGGCGGGTCGGACGGGACGGTGAACCCGAGCACGGCCATCTGCCAGATTTCATCGACGGCGCGGTCGATGGCGTAGAGGCGCACGACGCACGCAGTCTCGGTGGCGCGCAGCACGGCAAGGGGACGCAGCATCGAGTCGATGTTCGACCCGGCGACGATCGGGCCGATCGAACCAGCTGAGGACGTGTAGTACATCCACGCCCCGGACTCACCGATCGTCGGGTCGTAGACGAAGGCAGCGGCGTTGTCGTTGGTCGGCCCGGCGTACGTCCACGGCAGCGTCACCCACAGCTTGCGTCCGACCCAGCCGACCCAGATCAGATCGGTGTTGGCGATGTTCTCCATCGCGTAGCGCAGCTGTTCGGAAATCTCGACCGGGCGCTCGCCGCTGTAGGCATAGATGCCGCCACGATCCGAGCCCGAGAAGAAGAACACCGCTGTCTCTGAGCGCGAGATCGACTGCGGCGTGGCAGCACCGATCGTCGCTGACTTCTGCACGAGCTGCCAGCTCTCGGCGTCGTAGCCGTACAGCGCCCAGATCGAGTCGGGCTTGAAGATCAGCAGGTGATCCTCGTAGCTCATCATCCCGCTGATGTGGCTGCCGCCGATGTCGATGTCGATGAAGTCGGCCTGGGCCCAGTCGCCCGGGCTGGTCGGATGCGACCAGCGGAGACGGGTGCGGAAATCGAGCCCGTCCTCTTTGATGTTGGCGACGAAGATGTAGCCCGCGTGTGCTTCGATCAGCTCGGTCGCAGGCATCTTCCCGCCGACCGGATTGAGGTAGTCGTCGTTCCATGAGCCCGCACCCGGGGCGAGCATCGGCGCAGCAGCTGCAGTCCCGCTGCGGAGGATCGTCTGGTTGTTGCGCCCGGCAGCGATGTAGACGTCATCACCGAAGCTGGCGAAGTCGGCCATGTGCGGGGTGCAGGCGACGGTGACGCCGAGGTCAGCGAACGTCCCGCCCGCCGGGGCGAGAGCCCAGAAGATTTTGTTGTTGGCGGCGACGTAGATGACGTCGGTGCCATCCGCTAGCTGCACCATGTAGGCACGGCGCGGGTCCCATGCCGTGCCTTCGGGCACGATGTCAGGACCGTTCCAGCGCTGCCATCCGAGCCGGGTGTAGATGCCACCGAGAGGGTCGATGGCGATGTTCTCCATCTGCGGCGACTCGTTCCCGGCGAGCTGGAACTGGTTCTTGCGAAGGTTCAGACCGCCGGTGAAGTCGACGAGGTTGATCGGCTCTCGACGGTTCGGCATCTACGGTGCCACCGGAGGGTTGGACCACACGACGGGGTTGCCCGCGGGCCTGACGGGTGTGCCGATGTTGAACACGACCGGACGCTGGTGGCGAGGAGCGCAGATCGCTGCGTGCGCCGGTAGGAACAGGCTCTGCCACCGCTTCATGTAGGTGTCTTCGAGAACCTCGTCTTCTTCCTGCGCGTAGAACAGGGCGATGGCGTAGTGGGCGAGCAGCTGGTGCAGCCGGGAGTCGCAGTCGGGCTCGGAACCGGCACCGCTAGCGATCCAGTCAGCGGGCTTGCGATAGCCGCGGATCAGGTAGTCCCGTGCTGGCGCGTCAGCGAGGAAGTGCGGATGGAACACGATCTGCGTGCCAAAGAGCGAGTAGTACCAGGGGAACTCAGCCGTTGCCGAAGGCCCGACGAACTTGATGTCGGCCAGCTCGTTGCCGATCTGCACGAGCGGCGCGCCGGTCACCGAGTCTTTGACGGCCATGATCATCTGCGGGTCGGCGCTGGTCGGGATGTCGATGTACTGCGCGCCGAGCGGCTTGGTCACCACCCATGCCGTCTCGTAGAACGGCCAGCGGTGCTCCATCGAGATGGTGCGCGTGAAGCCCTCCTGGATGTAACTGTCCAGGAGGGCGTTCGGCAGCTCCTCGTCGTCGACGTCGAGCTGCGCTCGCGTGAAGTCACGCAGTTGCTGGAGGTTCATGGTGGCGACAGTAGAGCGAGTCCAGCTTGGCTAGTCCCCGACAGTTGTCGCGCGCGCACAGCTTGCTCCTGGGTGGCGGTGGTGGTTTCTTGTACGGGGCGGTCGACCAGCTGAAACCCGCCGGGCTCGCACCAACCACCGACGCATTGCCGGTGACGAGCCCGGAGGGCTCTCCGACGAGGGTGTGGGCACGCACCGCACCGGGGGAAGCGTGCTGGTGTACGCCGTACTCGCCAGCGTCAGACATAGATTCTCCTCGGTTGGAATCCCCCCGGGAGTGACCCCGGGGGGATCACGGGCTTAAGGCGTCACTGCTTCGCTGATCGCCTCAAGCTTGAAATGCCGCCGACGCTGCCGGGTGGTCATGTTGCCGTACGTCGTGATGAACGAGTACCGAGCATCGACGGCGGAGGCGAGGCCACTGGTGGCGTGGGCGGAAGCCAGCGTCTCGGACAGGCCCTTGCTGAACGGGGTCTGCGCGAAGTTGCGCTGGGCATGGATGACGAGTCCGATGTACTTGCTGTTGATCCCGTACATCACCCCGGCCGGGCAGTCGAAGTCCCAGTACACGGGGGTCTGCTTGAACAGCAGGTTCATGAAGCCCAAGTTGGCCGACTTCGTGTCGGTGTAACGCACCTGCGGGGTGAGCGTCGACTCGTAGAACTCGTAGACGCCCTGGCCGGTGAACAACGCGTCCACCCGGTCCGAGCCCGAGTCAGACGAGGAGTGGTACGCAGCCGACATCGCCTTCTCCAGGCCGGTCGCATCGACAGCCCCGACGTTGGCGACAATCGAGCGCCAGAACCCGTTGCCTGCGACGGCCGGGTCGATGCCGCCCACCGGAGCGGTGTCGTCGATGATCGTGTCGAGGCTGATGAAGTCCTTGGTCGGGTCTGCGAGCCCGCCGAGGGTGCCGTAGAGCTGCTTGCTCAGACGGTTCTTCAGGGTCTCCTCGGCCTGCATCACCTTGGCTTCGAGCAGGTTGATGATCTGCGCCCGCCCGTTGTTCTGCGCCTCCTCCAGACCAGAGATGGCGATCGTGGCGTAAATCTGACGCCACGGGAACTGAGCAGACGAGATGCCTTCCTGCGGAGTGATGGTGAGCTGCTGCCACTCTGAGTAGCTGCCCGCCTCACCCTCGGCGTAGATGATCGGCTCGACGATGGAGATACCTCCGTCCACGGTGCGCACGCGCCCCTTGGACATGAAGTAGTTGAGTAGGGGTCGACCTTGGAAGATGTTGTCCGTCAACGTCTTGCGGTAGTTGTGCATCGTTGTCGTCAACATCGCGTCCCAGTCGACCGGGACGTGTGCTGGATTTGCTGAGGGCATCTGCCGTCCTTACGGAAGTCAGAAGCGCCTGCCGTGCTCCTGTTCAGCCTTGGCGAACGCTTCCTGGATGGACATTGGTCCAGCAGAAGCACCCGGGCTAAGACCGCCCGCCCCGTTGGCGGAACCGCCTTGCCCGATCAGCTGTTGCCCCGTCTCTTTCGCCGCTGCCCGTTGCTGCTCTCGCTGCTGACGTTCAGCCTGCGCCGCCGCGCGGGCTTGCTGGGCCCGCTCGAAGGCGATGGATTGGTAGATCATCTCGAACTGTGCAGGGCCCATGCCCTGCTGCAGCGCTCGACCGACTACCTCTCGTGCGGTGGCCTGATCCAGCTGGTACTTCTGCTGGAGCCCACCGATCGCTGTCCGCAGCTGTTGGTCTGCCATCCGCTCCTCGTCACGACGAGCGAGCATTTCAAGCTGACGCTGCTGCTGATTCAGCCGCTTTTCCAGGGGATCGGCGTAGACATCATCGTCGCCATCGTCGTAGGACGGCTGCTCCCACCGCTGTTGGGGCGGTGGTGGCGATTGCGCCTGTTGGTCTAAGCCAAGCTGTTCCTGCAGGAGACGAATCGTCGCGGCTGGTTGAGACTGGAGTGCTCGCTGCAAAGCGAGTCCGTACTCTGCGCCCTGGCGCATCTGCGCCAGCTCCTGTGTCTTGCGGGTGTAGTCAGCCGTTCGGCTGTAGCCCTGCAAGGCTTCTCTGAGGGGAACCTCTTGTTCCTCACCATCGACCTTGACTCGAACGTATGTGTCTCCGTGCTGGTCGGGGTCAAGGTAACTGCGAGGTGTCTCCTCGAATGCGGGTTGATCGGTGGGTTGTCCGTCGTCGGCAGCTACCCCGTCATCGACGGGACTCCCCTCTAACGGACCATCATCCCCTTCGATGAAGGGGTTGTAGTCCGACACTTTGATGAGTCCTTCCGGTTGCTCCGTGCCTGGTCGTTCTAGTTGTATCAGTTACTGCAACATCGCAGCTAGTGCTTCTGGCGGCGGGGCCCCGCCCATCGGCATCTGTTCCATTGGCGGACCGGCTGCGAGTTCGGCCGGTTGCGGCATCGCCTGCTCGGGCGGCGGCTGTCCCGGCGGCAGCTCACCCGGGGGTGGTTCGCCGTTGATCGCCGCTTGCTGTGCCGCTTGCTGATCCGGTGCGGTCAACAGCATCGAGACGTCCTTGATGCCGAAACCGTACTGCAGTACGTAGCGGGCCAGACCCATCGGGTCGACCACTCCCGCAGAGACGAACGGTGCCATCGCGTCGACCAGTTGGAGGGCTGATTGACGCCGGAACACTTCGTTCCTCGGCTCGGTCGATCCGCCTTCGACCTCGAAGTCGTACGACCCCTGCAGGTAGTCCGAGTCGTAGTTGACCCAGGCCCGACCCGCTACGGATGTGATGCGAGCGACGTGCTCGCCGGTCAGGTACTGCTGCATCAGCAGCACGACGCGCTCCCCGACGTCGGACAGGAAGCTCTCGACCTTGGACAGCTTGTCGCGAGCCCGGGAGTTGGCAGCGTCCTGGATCATCGCCGCCTCGGTGGCGGTGCGGCGGATGTTCTGCTCGGGCGAGCCGCGCATGTAGTCCGAGATCCCGGTGACGGTGTTGATGTCCTCCTCGATCAGCGCCGACTGGTTGTAGAAGTCCGGCGGCGTACCGATCGACGGCAGCGGCGAGATGTAGTTGGCTGGGTTGCCATCACCCATCATCGGGATCAGGGTGTTGTCGACGTCAGACTCCATCGCACGGATTCCGTCCTCGTCAAACACGTCCCGTGCGTAGATCCACTTGCGCGCGAACCGCTTGCGGTGGTTCAGCATCTGGTTGCGGGTCTCGTTGAGTTCGAGCTGCAGCGATTCGATCGACTCCAGCTCGCCCATCGGGTAGAAGTTGTCGGGCACCTCGTAGTTGCGGAGCATCACGTATGGAGCCCCAAAGCCGTACGGAATGGGCGTGGGCCGGATCAGGAACCCGCCGGTGTCGGCGTTCTCTCCGTCCTCAGCGTTGTCGCCATCCATCGCGAAGGTCGCAACGACACGGCGCTTCAGGTCGTAGAACTCGACGACCTCGCAGTAGCTGACAGCCCCCTGGTCGGGTTTGTCCCACCCGTCCCGGCCATCACCATCTTCGGAATCCCAGCGGGACCAGCTTGTAGCCGAAACCGACTTGCGGGCCCCCGGCGAGTAGCGCTGATCGACTTTGACGTCCTGCAGTGCGCGCCAGGTTCGCTGCGCGACCCAACGCATCTCCTTGGGGTGGCGCGCATCCGGGTCGACGAACATGTCGAAGATCGAGATGCGTTCGACGAAGGGGCGATCGTCGGTGATGATCATCTCCGTCTCGACATTCCCGGGTACCGGTGCTCGGTCGTCGACGCCCTCCTTGTCACCGGGATCGAGCGTGTTCTCCTCGTCAGCGTCACCGGACTTCTTGGAGACCGGCTCCTTGGTGAACTTGTAGCCCACCTTGACCCAGCCATGCCCGGTGACGATCCAATCGTCGACAGCGAGGCGGATCTCGTCCTGGTACTTGTGACACCGCCACATGTAGTTGAGGACTTCCTCGACGATGACGGCCATCGGTGCGTTCTCAGGCTTGCGCGCGTTGACCGTGAAGCGGGGATTGTTGATCGCCACTGACGGGGCGATGACGTTCTTGGTGGCGAACGCCATGTTGATGATCAGCTGGTCGTTACGCGACGCGCCTTCGTAGTGACGCCCCCGGTAGAGGTCGATCATCGTCTTCCACAGGTCGTCCATCGTCTCGTTGTCGCGCCAGCGCTTCGAGCGACGGACCTCCTCGCGCATGAACTTGAGTTGGTCTGCCTGCTTCATGCGGGCTCACAATCCACTCCGACCACGCGGTCACCGAGAATCTCTGCACGCTTCTCCGCAATCGTCTGGTCGTGGAAGCTGGCCCGGGTGTAGCCGCCACCCCCAACGAAGGAGAAGCCAACGGAACGGACCCGGCAGTTGAAGCAGACACCATGCGGCACGTCCTCCGGTCGCAGGGGCTTGGTGCACGTGCACTTCATGCGACGGTGATCTGCCCGCCGTCGATGGCATTGTTCTCGTCGTCGTTGACGACCAGGAACACGGCAATCGGTCCGGCGGTGTCGAGCGCTGAAGCCGGGAGCGGGAAGGTGAGGTGTGTCGCGTCGACGAAGTTCGCCGCCGTCTGCGTCTCTGCCTCACCTGGAGCGAGGTAGACCACGTTGTACGCGTCGCCCGCTCGGAAGTCCGTCCCGGTGAACGTGAACACGGTGGTGCCCGCCCCGACTGTGGCTGTCGTGGGTGAGACGCTGGCGATGGTCGGAAGAACCCAGATGTCGCCACCGCCGTGATCGTTGACAGGACCAGCCCCACGGCTGCTCGGTCGCTGCCGATTCCATCGCTGATTCGGACGCTTGACCCCGCGCGCCGGGGGTGAGTGCATGCGGACGTAGGCCATCAGGTTCTCCTCACATATTTCGACCCGATCGGGTCTCTTGCCTGCCTGGTGCGAGTGTGCTTGTCCAACTCTCCGAACATCATGCGCTCGAACCAACCGAACGTGCCAGGTGGTGGCGTCGTCACCGGCGCGAATTCGCGCATCCACACGTACTTGAGCATCTGCACGGCGATGGCCAGAGCCATCACCCGGTCGTCGAAGGGCGAGCCGTGCATCTTGCCGTCGCCGTCGCGCACGTACGTGCGCAGCTCGCTGTGGGTCTGGTCGTCGAAGCAGTGCAGGTCGCCTTCACGGATGGCACGGTTGAGATCGTCGATGGCGACAGGCTTGGTGATCGACGTCGTGCGCCACCCGAGCACCTCGGTCGGCTGCGGGTTGAGCCCCCGGTTGACCGGGCGCTGCTTGTACAGCGGGTTGTAGAGGACGCGCTGCAGCGCCTTGTTCGTCGACAGCCCGTGGTTGTTCGACTCGACGCCGATCAGCGCCTGGTTGTAGAAGCGCCCGAGGTTGAACAAGACGTTGCTGCCGAAAAGGTCGGGGTCGATGCGGGCGTGGAAGCAGGCGACGACCCGGCGCGACTTGGCTTCGATCACCTGGGCGACGCTGAAGTCGCCGTGTTCCAGGCCCTCCGCTACGTCAGCCCCAATGACGTAGCGGAGGCCCGGCTCGGGCAGGTCCCAGACACGCAATGGGCCGCCCTCGACCAGTTCGTACATCGGCTTGTCGGCTTCGATCCGCAGCCGCCCGAACGACGGCGGCACCACGGTCAGCCCGCGCAGCGCTTCGACGGAGAACACCGGGTGCCCGGAGCGCAGGAACGCCTCGTCGGGGTCAGACGGATACTCCTGGGCGAGCTGCCAGTCTGGAAGGTCTCGACGTTTGGACTCGTACCAGTCTTGGTCGCGGTCGCCGGACCACCACGGGAAGAAGATCCCCTTGAAGCGGTTCGTGCCATTCTGAGATCCGACCCACAGCTTGTGAAAGAGGTTGCCTTCGCCGTGAGCAGTCCCGAGCATGATCACCCGGCCACCGACATCAGCGATGGGCTCGATCGCCGCCCAAGCTTCTTCGCCATTTGGCAGGAGGCCGAGTTCGTCGACGACGACCGTGTATACCGACTCACCGCGAGCTGGGTCACTGGCGCTGGGAAGCGATTCGAGGTAACTCTCGTTCGAAAACCCCATTCGCGACTGATTGATCTGCATCACTGGCCCGCGGTTCTTCATCCAGTCGGGGAGGAAACGGCTCCCGTACTTCGCCTTCTCCAGGAGCTTGACCGCATCTCGCTCGGTCTTACTGAGCATGACGATGGCGCGGTCGCCGTAGAAGAAGGTCGACCAGAAGCAGAACGTGGAGATCAGCGTGGAGAACCCGATCTGACGGGCTTTGAGGGCGACGGAGTAGCGCTCGGCTAGCCACATCCGCACGCACTCGATCTGGCTGTCGAACAGGTCGAACTTGATCCGGCCCCGTTCGGGGTGGCGTATCCACCAGTGCTTGGAGCAGAAGTAG